AGAAGACGGCATAAAAGGTTTGCGAGTGTGGAGGCTTTAGGCTAAACTTAAGTTGTCGGGAAGCAGTTGCCGACGGTTTATTTTGGTTGCCCTCCTTTTACCCCCGGCTAATCCCCGGGGGTTTTTTTATTTCGCCGCTTCTCTTTCGAGCTTCTCACGAGAGGATTCAAGCAACTGTTCCAAGTATGGGTAGAACTTCTTGTCCACATCAAACCCACGATCGGCCTTAGCACGCTTAGATATACGCGCTTGAACTAACTTGCTCAAATCTGCACCATCAATCCTAGCTTGTGGGTTACGCGCACCAAACGCGATTAGTTTTTCCAGTGCGTCATCAAAGGCTTCGTCATCGCCTCGTGTAGCTTCTAGGTCAACACGATTAACGAGCTTGCCTTTTTCAATTATCACTTTAGCTTTAAGTGCGTTGGCTTTGAAGTTAGCTTCTTGCGCAGAGGCCAAACCTGTAGTCCGTGCACCGGCTGCTTGAGCAAGTAGTTGCGCCTTTGTAAACTCTTCAGGCTCTCTAATAACCGCGCCTGTACTTGTTGTAGCACCTTCTTCGCTATACCGAACCGCAGTCAACGGCTGACGCAAAGCGGCGGGGAGAAGTCTTTCCAAGCCTTGCATGGTTTTACCCTCTTGCAGTAGCCGGATAGCTGAAGGTATTTGATTTAATGTCAAACTAGCAAACGGCCCTGCCAACGACAATGCGTATTCCCGCACTGTGTCTTCAAGAGTGCGTTGCTCTTTTAAGTCTGGGAACCACATGTTATTCATCGACAAGCTATTAGACATGTTGTAGCCCGAGATAGTGTCAATCAAACCGGAGTCAATGATGTCACTGATTTTGTTTCCACCAATCTGAGCTTCACCAAAGAACTCAGGAATAAACACACTGCGGAACCAGAACTCAAGGTCGCGCTCTTCTAACGGGTCTTCATCATCTTCATCGCGCATTGAATTGATAATGCCTTGGATAGCACCCATAGCCGCACTGATACCCGGGACACCAACGTAGCCAGCTAACAAGCCAGACATAAACAAAGTGCCAAACAATTGAGTAGCCGCTTCTTTCTTAGCCGCCGCATCCATACCAGCCATAGCACGATAGCCATTACGGGTTAGGTATGTAGTTACGAAAAGAGGGAAAGTCTTAAATTGCAATAGCGTACGACCGGCTGGGCCGCGCATCATGCGTGGACGGTTTTGCTCAGAGAAGTTACCAAGAGCATCGTAAGTATCCTTAACCGCTTGTTCGACCGCGTCATCAAAAGATAGTTGATTTGGCCCGGGCTTACGGCTCAAACGGAACGAGGTCATAAACATGACTTCACGGTTCAAACGCTCAACGTGGTGGAACAAGCCACCCATCATGTTAGTTGCAGTCTTCCACGCACCAGAGTATTTAGTTGACGGAGTCTTGCGGCGATCCATCAAATCATAGGCCATCGTGATCTCACTGACACCACGGTCTGTCATTGCTTCAATAGCCCGTTGCTCTTCCTCATTCATCTTAACGCGACGGGAGTTTGCCAAGGACACTTGACTGAGTTTTCCATCTTTATCAATAACGCCGACGTCGTTGAAGACCAACATCATTTTGCCCATCTCAGCAACTACACCGGCGGGACTGTGGCGAGACATAAGGACAGGTGCGCCAAAAATAGGCAACGAAGAAAACTGAACAACAGCAGTCTTCACAGAAGTCATAAAGTACAGGAACGCTGTTTTGTTAGCAACGTTAGCCGCACCTTGCGCAAAAGAATCTACCGCAGGTGGGTAAACATCCAACTGAACACGCTCACCTAACTCGTTGACCAGCATCTCCAATTTATCTTTATCAGGGTTGCCCTTGAGACTTTCTTTGGCAGCATCAACTTCACGAAGCATTACTGGGCCGTACTTTAACCGCGAAAGTTGGTTGGCCATATTGGTGGAAGACGTAATAAAGTTGCGCAGTGCGTCACCCGAGAAACCAGCAGTGCCTTTACGATGGATAAACTGACGACGGAAACTCTGCTCCGGCATCGTAGTCAAGTACAACTGATAGATTTGATCCTTAAGCGCCTCGGCATCGACTTCACTCATGCCGTCACCAATCAACTCAAAGATTTGTTTTAGTAAAGGCGCAGTGTCGTTAGTCGTACTTTTATCGCGCAAACCTTTTAAGTCGTTGCCGGTTTCAATATCCTCATCGGCCTTCATCTCAGACAGACTGCGGGTGTCACCTTCTTTTTGTAAGTCACGAACACGCTGACGCATAAACAATTCACGGTCGGCTACGCTCTCAAACATGTAGAACTCTTTCTTTTTGCCAGAGCCAACACGCAACCAGTAGTCACCGTAACGCATCAATGGGAAGTATGGAGATAGACCCTTAGCCGTCTCGTACATCTTCTTAATCTCAGCCATTAGCTTGCCCTTGGGTGTATCAGGGTCAGCGGCATCACCGGGGATCTTCATTGCATCTATGCGGGCATTGAGCAACAAGCGGTACAAGTCAAAGTTAGATTTATAGTAGTCGCGCACATCAACGTAGATTTCTTTGGCTGTATCGCTCAGGCCATCCCACATCTTGTTAAGTGTAGCGTCTTTCTTGTTTGTAGCAGGGTCAATGCTCTTGTCCGTGGCGTAGTGCATCACAGCAGATAATTCAGCAAGTTCATTCTTCTTGCCTTTAATAAGTTTGCCGTACAAACCGGGTTGTACATTAAGCCATTTGTTTACTACATCTGAAGCACCACCAAGCATCTTCATGCGCATAGCACTCATATCTTCCATTGCACGCCATGTTTTGTCCATGTGTTTAATGCCAAGATTAGTGCCCCACTCAGCCAATATGTTGGTTTGAATAGAAGGCATCAACGCTTTTAGTTTTGTTACGTTTAGCCCGTACCACATAGACGCAAGAGTGTCCAAGAAAATCTGCGGGTCGCGTAGCTTAACCATTGTGTCAATGCCGTCGACTACATCTTGCGCTTCTTTGCTGCGCAGGATTTTTTTCTCAGCAGCGGTAATCTTTTTAGCGTTGGCGTTGGCCTTAGCTTTAGCTTTAGACGCAGAAACTTTCTCGCCACGACCTTCACGGACTGCGTTGGCTTTGTCAGCCTTAACAATCATCTTCATTGTCGGCGTCAGCTTAGCCGTCAAGATTTCATCCGTAACAAGAATTAAGTCAGACAGAGCATTGATGGAGTCAAGCCCCATGCCAAGCAGTTCACGGATTGCGTCTACAAATTGGTTGAACAGACCTGTGTCTTCCTCAAAGCCATAAGCGCCCATCAGGAACTTTTGAAAATAGGGGTCGGTCATGCCGTAAGAAACAAACTCGTGCGGGTTGCTAAACACACCAGACACAGTCTTCAGATAGTAAATATCCGTGGGCAGTTCGCCCAAGTTAGACAGTCGGTTGTACTCATCCTTTGCGTTGTTCATCACGTCAAGGAGTTTGTTGTACGCACGAGTTAACTTAGCGTCACCTGAGAACCCACGTTGAACCGCAAGAAGAGCTAGCTCAAGTTTTTGTTGCGTTGCAGCATGCAGTAACTCATGCAGTACTGTGGTGTTATTGATACCTTGGAAGTCACCCGCGCTAGAACCGCGCACGTAGATAATCTTTTCACCGGTAGCTGTGTTCTCAAAATACACACCACGAGCACGGGAGTTGTCATTGCCCCAAGCCTCTTGATGGCGGGACAGTTGTTCTGGTAGGGGGTCGGTCTCTTCAACTACAACAAACTTAACACCATTGACCAGTCCACGAAGGCGCTTGGCCAAGAACTTTTGCATGCCAGTTCCCGTCTTAATGACTTGACCCACAGCTTGCGCGGCGTTCTTAGCTTTCTTAAACCCTTCGTCTGCGGCTTCGACTTCTTCGTTACTTGCAGAGCTTTTGTTTACGCGCTCTTGAGATTTGTACTTGCGCCCAGCCTGCACATCGTCATAGTCTCTTTGAGAAATCTTTGTGCGATCAGCAAGTGCGGCTTTGACCCGTTTACCCAGAGCAGTACCACGGTGCTTAGTTTCCAAGTCCATCATTGCATTGATGGTGTCTCGCTTAAGCGCACGCTTCTCGTCTTGGGCAACTGTTAAATCTAAGTCGTCGGCAAACTTAGTCTCGTCAACAGGGGTAGCGGCTTCTTCCAGTTGGGTCTGAAGTTTAGGTAGAGCACGCTCGCCCTTCATGTACTCAGCACGGCCTTCGGTACGAGCTTTTTCTTTCTCCGCACGCTTCTCTTCAGTAATGTCAGCCTTTGGCCGACCACGTTGCTTGCCGGTTACTGCTCCGGCTGCTGGTGCTTTTTGTCCTTCTTCTTTTGTTTGGACGGTTTTAGGGGTCTTAGTGCCAACGTCGGCTCCTTTAGTTTCTACAAGGGTTTTCTTTGCTACTTCTCTAGCGGCATCAAGTTCATCAAGTTGTTGAATAGCAGCATCAAATTTAGCTGAAGCCTCATTACGCTTGGCTTCTAAAGTTTTTACAGCTTCGTATTTTTTGTCTGAATCATAGTTACCGTTTTCATCAAGAACTAACGGTTTGCCATTGTCGTCTAAAACGTCTGCTGCGCGAACACTATCTAAATCAATTAGTTTGTCTAATAGAGCCGAGCTTTCTTCGCTTGCTTCATCAAGCTGTTTAAGAAATTCATTTCGTTTTTCATAATACTTTACAGTGTCCGTTATATCTGCGTCTGTTACTGCAACGGGCTTAGCTCTTTCTCTTTCAACAGGCTTTGCAACATCCGCTCTAACAGGAACCACTCCATCTCGTTTAGCTTCTCCAACTCCTGTGGTGGCGGGAACGTTGTCGGCTGATTGTGCAGGTAGCGCAGGGCTCTCTCCACCTGCTTTACTGATAGGTTCTGTAACATCTTTTGCTCCCTCTTCAATAGGCGCATTTGCTTCCTCAATCTCGTTACGCGCTAGTGTAGCGGCGTCTTCGGGCATGTAGCCCCGCTTCTTGTATTTTGCTACAAGTGCTTCAAGCTCTGGGGAGGGCGCAGGTTGTACTTCTGGAGTTACTTCAGTAGGAGCAGCTTCCGATACCACCGTAGGGGGCGCAGGTTGTACCTCTGCCGCAGGTTGTTCTTCTACCGCAGGCTTCATGCGTTTAGCTAAAGCATCTTTGAGTGCTTGGCGCTTATTAACAGGAGCTAGGGGGGTTTCTTCTTCTACCGTCCATGGGTCTAAAGTAGGTTCAACTTTTTCCGTAACAGGTGCTTCAGCTTTTGGTGTTGCAGCTACACGCAGTGCGCCCATACCAGCGGTTGGGCCAAGAGAACCAGCGGCTTCGGCGAGTCCAGATTCCAAAACATCTTTGGCGGTCTCCATTGTGGCAAACTTATCGCGCTCGCCAACATTAACTTTACCCGCAATTTGCGCGGCTTCTTGAGCGCTACCAGCTACAAACTCTTGCCCAGCTTGTTTAGGCAGTTCTTTAATAGCTTCTTTGGCCGCACCCCTACGGCCCATGCCTTGGATTGAGCTCTTAATGCCTTGCTTAGCAATAGAAGCGGCAGGGCCAAGCACTGTATCTAGTGCACCAGAAGCTACAGCAATGGCTGTGTTTACATCGTTAGTTTCTTGTAGCCTTTGAGCTACACGAGCGGCTCTTTGCTCAGGCGGTAGGGTTTGCAGTTCCTTGGCCAGTGCATCTAGACGATTGTTAACCGCCTCGGTATAACCCATACCCGTGCCGACAGTTAGCAGACCCGGTTGTTTTGCGGTAATAGCGGCAATGATAGAAGGTATAGCGTAGACAGCGCCCGAGCCAATGTTTTTAGACAGCCAATTACCAAAGTCTGCGGCGCTTTCGCTCTCTAGCACTTTCTCTTGGCGGCCTTCGTATTTCTTACCTTCACGCTTGTATTGCTCAAGTAAACCAAGAGAGGTGTTTACAAATGTTTGATCTTTGGTTAGGTCATTATTAATTGCTTGACGCAGTCGGCCACGCACCTCTGGGTTAGAGGCAAAATACATACGTGCTTGTGGGTCACGAGGTAACTCGTTAGGAGATTTAATTTCCCCTTTATCAATCTTGTCCAGCAACTCTAAGCGTTGGATGGTGTTACCAAGAACTTCAGCACTACCGGCTAATTTAAACTGCTCAACCGAGCTTGGGATGCCAACAGTAGCCGCGCCAACTGCGCCTTTTTTAGCTTCTTCAAGAGGAGAAAAACTTCTGTCAGGCTCCGCTTTAGGCACGGGTGGGGGCAAGAAAGGCTGAGCCGCTGGCGTTTGCTGTACTGGTTGCGCAGGTTTTACAAAACGCTCCATCTGCTGGGGCGTCATTTGTTGCGTAGGGGCAACGGCAGGGGCAGCGGCAATAGGAGTTTCAGACGCAACTTCCCAGCCAGAACTATCGGCTGCACCGACTGGAGTTTCGGAAACAACCGACCATTCGTCTTTTGCCATATTATTTCACTTGTACTGGTTGACCGTTCTTAAGAGTCCAAGTTTGCCCGTTTCCAAACTTTGTTGCAACACCTTCTTTTAACTTACTTACAGGCGGCGTGCTTGAAACGGCTGGAGCGGCAGCAGGGGCTGGAGAGTCGGCAGGGGCTGGCGCATTACCTCCAGACATTACAGTTGGCGCTATTCCAAACTCATTTTTAATTTGGTTTTTAAGTTTAGCAATACCCGCCGCATATTCAGTTGGGTTCTTTTTGCGCATCTTGCGCAGGTCTGAATATTCTGGGGTGTAGTATCTTTCAAGGAATTCTTGATTGGCTTTTTCAACTTTGCTAACTTCTACACGATTTGTACTAGCTGATTTGCTTAAACGATCTTGAGCTATATTCATAGCCCGCTTGCGTGTATTTGCGTCGTCAGGTTCGCCTTCAGCAATCAAAGCAGCTAATTCAATCTCGTAAGATGTACCCAAGTCAGTGGGTTTCTTTGCACCACCAGCGCCTTTATTTTTGGCTCTTTCTTTTGCAGATTGAATTTGAGCGTCGGCCATAATTTGGCTCTTAATAACACCAAGGTTACCGGAAAGAGCTTTACCAACAAGGTTGCTCTTAGCCACGTCCAAGTCTTTAGCAATCTTAGCCAAATCAGAATCAAGTTTTTGTTCTGCTTTAATGTCACCACTTTTCTGAGCTTGACGCAAAGCTTGAACTTTGTACTGCGCTTCGTTAAGAAGCTCATCTACTTTAATACCTTCTTGGCGCAAGTTAGTTTCTTCGCCCATGAATTTTTCAGTAGCGTTCATGCGGCTGCGAGCTAATGCACCAATTCCACCCATACCTGTTTGACCACGAGTTGCATCGCTGTAATCAAGCAGAGCTCTAGGCGTTATAAATTCTTTGCTTTTATCGAGGTTTGCTTGTCGTTGCGCGCGATCCGCTAATTTAGCTTCTTTTAATGAGGCGAGACCTTCTAAATAGCCTTTACCAACTGGGCCTTCATCAACGCCGTAATCTTTTCTTGCAGTTAATTCTTCTTCAATTTTTGCGGTTGAACGAACAGGACGTGCACCCGCTTTCATACGCGCTTCAAACTGAGGTTGGAGTCGGCGAAGTTCTGCTGCCGCGTCATACTCAGCGGCATTACTAAGAGTGCCTGACTCCACGCTATCTTCATCATCTTCTTCAACTTCTTGATCGCCGTCTGCACCACTGAAAGCAACAATGCCGCCTGAGCCGTACTCAAACATGCGCGGGTCAACAGGAACACCCATCAAACCACCACCCGCCGCCATACGAACGGGTTGCGCACCTTGAGGTGCTTGTTGGGGCATTGGCTGTTGTGGTTGAGGCTGTTGTTGACGCACTGGTTGAGGAATACCGGGAGGCACTGCTCGTTGCGCGGCTCCAGCTTGCTGAGCCATTTGCTGCATACCTTGTTGCTGTTGTCCTTGCTGCAATGCACCAATACCCATACTTTGCAGGGCTTGCTTAGGTAGGCTTTCGTTTAAAGGTTCAGCAGGGGGTTGCGCTTGTTGCGTCGACTGTATCTCTTTATTGATTTCGCTAATACGAGCAAGCGCCATAAACGGAGGCACTTGGGGGTTACCACCTTGAGCCGCTGACGTCAAATACTGGATTGACTCGGGTAAAGGGGGCAGCTTATTTAGCCTGCTTTGTACTTCCATTAAGTTCATGCTGCCACCTTTTATTTAGGAATCAAACCAAGATCTTTAAGCGTCTGCTCAACGCTAGGCAAACTACCAGTAATCTCGGCTAGCTGACCCATACCGGATTTACCTAATGGGCTATTAGTTACAGTAGAGATAGGCAGACCTTGCAACATAGACTGCAAGTATTGTGTTTGCTTCATTGGGTAGTCGCGCTGAGCTAAGAACTCATTGTAGTCGGCAGTGATACCTTCTTGCTCAATACCACGTTGTGCTTGACCCGCATTGGCCATCATATTGGTAAGATCTTTAGCTTGACCCATCTCAGTATTAAATTGACCCATACCCTTGTCGTACGCACTTGCGTACCCTTGGCCGATTGCTTTGTTCTGCTCTTGCAACAAATTGCGGTTAGCTTCAGATTCCATAATGGCTTGACGACCGCCGCCATAACCACCAGCTTGAGTCATCTTAGCTAAGCCGGGCTGCATATTAATCTGTGACTGCCTGCGTAGTTCTTCCAACTGTGGGTTAAGCACGGACTGCAAGTACGGGTTCATGTACTGAGAAGCAATACCCGGAGTACCAGCACCTGTTGCGCCAGTAGTTCCAGTGTTTAATCCAGCAATACCTGCACCCGCACCTGTACCTGTACCAATAGCGCCGGGGGTATAAGCATTAGTACCCATAGTTGGCGGTTGATATGCGCTAGTAGAACTAAAGCTTTGACCTAATTGAGTAGGAAACGCGAGATTACCCAAACCTTTAAACACGTTGCTTTGCAGGCCAGACTCACCAGCCGTCATTGGGCCTTGATAGGTTTGATAAGGTGAGTTGGCAATAGCTTGAGCTTGGCCAAGCATGTTTGTTACATACGGGCCTATGTAACTAGACAGAGTTTGTTCTGAAGTACCACCAGCAGCGGGCAATGCCGAGGCCGCTGTGCCTCCTGTATTTGTTAAGGGGGTAGCCATAGTCGTTCCTTAAGCGGGTAAATGCTTGTCTGATTTGGTATCGGCAGCAATGTTTTTGGCCTTGCCACGAGCCTTCTTAATTCTGTCCATCATTGCGTATAGTTTACGCGCACCAGCTTCTGTTGAGCCATTGCCCAGTTCAGAAACAATACGTGCTGGAATAACAAATTCACCGTCGGCTAACCGAGCGGGTTGTCTTTTACCAATAGTAGCTGGGATGCTGTCAGACACACCATCACCGGGGCCACGGAGCAGGCGGCCACCATCGGAGTAACCACCTAAATTGGCAATACCACCACGAGCAAAGTTTTGATAGGACATGTCTTCTGTAGGCGCAGCAACAGATTCAGCGGGAGCCGTAGACGCAGGTACTGTTGCAATGCCCGTAGACGCAGGGGTTGCTGGAGTTTGAGTAGGGGTTTGGCCGGGCTTAAGATACTGCATTGGGCTGAAATACGTAACGCCACCAGAACCGGGTCGGCGGGGGATTGGTATACCCTTTGCATCTAACATTGGAGTGCCCGCTGCATTCATCATTGAAGTTGGGATAGGCAATTGTTGACGATACGCAGTTAAAGTGGGGATACCACCTCTGTAACCACCGGGGCCTTTTTGTACATCAAAAATCTTGTCGGCTAAGTTGCCTAAGCCAGCAGCACCCAAGGTTTGTAAAAGAGGCGAATCTTTAAACAGTTTGGCGAGATCTGAGCTACTAAATAGACTGCTTTGATTTGCAATTTGAGCGTTAATACCGGCGGTAGTGCCGTCGTCGGCAACCGCGTCATTTGCATAATAGCCACCGCTTTGAAGGTAGTTATCTAGCTCTCCTTGGGAACCAGAGTCGTATCCAGTTTCACCTACACTCCAGTCAATTTCATCACCCATATTAGGCTCCTTGCCTTACGATTTGTTCAATTTCTTCAGGGGTCGCAGCGTTGTCACTTGACCCTTCAATCTTTTTAAGCAATTCTTCAATGTCATTTTCGTCGGTTTTGCCCTTCTGGGCAAGTGCTTCTTCCTCAATCTTTTCACCTTCAGCACCGGCTTTGGTGACGCTCAGCGCCTTGTATTCTTCTTGGTCTAACTTGCCCGACTTGCCGACCTTCTGCTTCTTAGCCCCAAATTCTTTGCCGTAGTAGAACACGTTGGCCAATTGAGGTACGCCAAAAGAACCCGCAAGTGCGGTAGCTTGAGGCCAAGTTAGACCCGTTTGCTTGCTTGGATCCTTTGGATTCTTAGGCGGCTTAGGTGGCGGCTGTTTGGTTGGGTCACTGATAATTTTATCAATAATTGGGTCGTCTAGCAGAGTTGTAACTTTATCAATTACGTCATCATCTAGGTCGTCAATAACTTTTTCTGCGTCTTTAATATTGGGCAGGTCGGTAGTTACCTTAGTTTCGGTCTTTACTTCAGGCTCAGTCTTAACTTCTTTCTTTACTTCAGGCTCAGTCTTAACTTCTTCCTTAACTTCAGGCTCAGTCTTAACTTCTTCCTTAACTTCAGGCTCAGTTTTAATTTCTTCCTTAACTTCAGGCTCAGTCTTTAGTTCAGAAATTATGTCGGGCTTAGTTTCAGTTAATCCCGCAGTCTCTAACTCAGAAATTACGTCAGGCTCAGTTTTAACTTCTGCGTCTATCTTAGCTTGGGCATCTGCGGCGGCTTTAACTTCTGCGTCTATCTTAGCTTGGGCATCTGCGGCGGCTTTAACTTCTGCGTCTATCTTAGCTTGGGCATCTGCGGCGGCTTTAACTTCTGCGTCTATCTTAGCTTGGGCGTCCGCTGCGGCCTTAGTATCTGCATCGGCTTTAGTTTGGGCATCCGTAGCAGCTTTAACATCTGCATCGGCTTTGGCTTGGGCATCTGCGGCGGCTTTAACTTCTGCGTCTATCTTAGCTTGAGCGTCCGCTGCGGCCTTAGCATCTGCATCGGCTTTAGTTTTAGCATCTGCGGCAGCCTTAGCATCTGCATCGGCTTTAGCTTGGGCATTTGCGGCAGCCTTAGCATCTGCATCGGCTTTAGCTTGGGCATCTGCGGCGGCTTTAGCATCGGCCTTTGTTTTTGCAGCAGCAGCATCTGCATCGGCTTTAGTTTTAGCATCCACAGCAGCTTGGGCATCTGCATCGGCTTTAGTTTTAGCATCCGTAGCAGCTTGGGCATCTGCATCGGCTTTAGTTTTAGCATCCACAGCAGCTTGGGCATCTGCATCGGCTTTAGTTTTAGCATCCGCAGCAGCTTGGGCATCTGCATCGGCTTTAGTTTTAGCATCCGCAGCAGCTTGGGCATCTGCATCGGCTTTAGTTTTAGCATCCGCAGCAGCTTTAATATCTGCGTCTATCTTAGCTTGAGCGTCTGCGGCAGCCTTAACATCTGCGTCTATCTTAGCTTGGGCATCTGCGGCAGCCTTAGCATCTGCATCGGCTTTAGTTTTAGCATCTGCAACGGCTTGGGCATCTGCATCAGCTTTAGTTTTAGCATCTGTAACGGCTTGGGCATCTGCATCAGCTTTAGTTTTAGCATCTGTAACGGCTTGGGCATCTGCATCAGCTTTAGTTTTAGCATCTGTAACGGCTTGGGCATCTGCATCAGCTTTAGTTTTAGCATCTGCTGCGGTTGTATCTGAAATTACGCTTTCAAGAGTACCATCTTTAGTATCAGTTAGTCCCGCAGTTTCTAAAGTAGTAACAACATCGTCTTTAGCCTCACCTTCGGTCTTAGTCTCAGACAGCCCCGCAGTTTCTAAGGTAGTAACAACATCTGATTTGGCATCCACCGCAGCCGCAGTTGCTTTTGCGTCTGTAGTAATAGCGGTTTCTTTAGCCTGCAACCCAGTCAAATCACCGATTGTTAAGGGTTTACCATCACTTGCAGTTCCAATAACTACGTCTGGTTGGACTTTAAAGTCCGTACCTTTACCTGTTACGCTAGAACCAAGCACGTCACCAACTGTGACCGCGTTGCCGTCTGTGTCAAAACCAACAGGCGCATTTAAATTATCAACGCTAAACTTAGTATCTTCGCTGCCATTTTTGGTAAGGTTATGAACAACCGCCTCGGCCACAACAGTATTAGCAACCGACTGAGCTTGGGCAGGGTTCATGCCTGCGTCTTGCATCGTAGCTGCAATCTGCGTACCGGCGTCTGACAAGTTTTTGGTATTGGCAAGAGTGCTTGCAACTTGAGTCTGTAAGTCGCCCGCTTTATCGCCAGCAACAGAGTTAAGTATTTCAGAAGAAGCCGCTTGTTCTACTTTGCTAAGCGCCATCTCACCTAATTGGATAGAGGCTACAGTGTGTCCAGCAACCGCCATACCCGCAGTTGCGCCAGTCAAAATGTTGTTTACGTTAACCTTGCCGGTAGCAAAGTAGTCTTCAAAACCTTGAGCCCCGCCTTCTTCTACATATTCTAGCGGCATCTCTTTAGCCGCTGATTTACCTACTGTACCAAGAGTTGTCTTTTGAACTACGTCACCCGCAGCCCGCTTAATAAACGGAGCATCAACAATAGGGCCAAGCACCGCAGCTACGGTAGCGGTAGCAACAAATGCTTTTTGGCCAGCGGCATGCGCGGCTTCTTCACTCATACCGGCTTTTTCGGCTTTAGCTACCGTGCCGTTATACCCTGCGCCACCAGCTTCGATTCCGTTAACAATAGAGTTAGCAGCAAAGCCAATTAGTTTGCCGCCCCACTTAGCCGCACTTGCACCAGTTAAAATTGGAATAACTTCTTGGATACCTTCTTTAACTACGGTGTAGCCAAAACCAATTGGGTTGTTAATAATTGCAGAAGGCAGTGCTTTTAATTTAGCGCCAGCATCTGGCCAGAAATTTCCAGTATTACCAGCTTTAGCAATCTCAGTTATAAACCCTTGTTCTTGATCTTGCGCTTTGGTACTAACGTTATTTGCTCCATAGGAAGTCAAACCATTTGCCATGCCCGCAAGTAAGCTGTTTTTGCCAATAGCCCCGCTAGCCTTAAGCGTCCCTTCAAGAGCAGATGCTTGTTCACCCAAAGCCCCGGATACCGTGCCGGTAACATTTTTAAATACCGATGTAATAGCACTGTCGGATTCTTCAGCCGACAACTTGGCAGTTCTGTTCTGCGCAGCGAGTCTTGCGGTTTCCGCCGTCGATTGGTTAGGGGCGTTACCTAGTACTAAAGAATTATTTAATGCTGTTAAACGCCTAATTTCCGCAGAAGATTGATTATCCAAACCAGATAGTTTGTCTGCCGCAGCTCTTCTTGCCGCAGTATCACCCTGTGCTGCAACTGTACTGGATGCGTCAGTTACTGTAGATAAGTTAGATGCGTTTAAGGCATCAAGTGCTTTATCTCCTGCGGTAATGTTTAGATCTGGACGCTCTTCTTTTGTAGCGGTGCTAAAGCTTTCTACTTTACCTGTCTTGGGGTTTAACCAATCAAATGTTTTATTTGCGCCAAGTTCTTTACGTGCCAGTGCATACGCATCATTAAAGCTACTGCTAGTTTTAATCGTATCCCGCAGTTGGTCGTTTGCGGCGTTTCTATCTTGTGCGCCTTTTAGGTCACCAAACTCAGTATCAATAAGCGTACTAGCGTCTGTAAGAGTTTTTGCAAGCGCATCCGCACCGCCGAGGTTTAATGTGTCCGGGGTTGTAACTGCATCGCTACCAATAGACGAAACAACATCTTTATTGGCAAGGAGTGAGGTAATAGTGTCGGCATCTGTTGCAGCATTGCCGTCTACTAACCCAGCTTTAGTTAGCGTATCTTCTGTGTTTGTATCTAGGCTTCCAGTTGTGCCTTTAGCGTCGGCAATAGCTGAATTGGCCGCAGAGATAGCGGTATTGATAACAATCTGATCCAGTGGTTTACCTGAAATCACGCCTGTTACGGCATTGGTAACCATCTTCTTTTGGTTAGCGGTTAGGTCGCCAAACCCTTCAATATTACCTAAGAGCGAATTAACAGCACCGTTAACACCACCGGTAACAAAACCTCTAGTCATGGCTTCGCCAACATCTTGGCCACTAAGCAGCGCAGTGCCAGCAGAAACCGCAGCGTTTTGGAAAGAGTTAGTTAGCGTGTTTGTAAGTTCTGTTGACAGCCCAAGGTCTTTAATAAACGAAGCGCCATCTGACATGAAATCCATACCAGGGATTTGAGCGCCAGCAAAACTAATTGCAGCGCTTTTAATTGAATCACCAAGGTCTTTACCGCTTAAAACGTTTACAGCTAAATTAGCCGCAATCTGTTGAGGTATAGACAAACCACCCGTAGCAATAGCCAAACCAATTTGACCGATTGGGCCAAGGTCTGCCATAAGATTTGCTAAATCATTAGACGATGCACCAGTGGTGTAAAAGATTGGCGTTCCATCAGGGGCAAATTGAACTCGATAACCTGTGTTACCTTTACCTGCAAACGTGCCGCCAAACGCATTTCCTGTTTGACGTTCACTGTATGTATTAGGGACAGCTTGGCCTGTTTCTTTGTTACCAAATGTTTTTTGCCCTGTATCAACTACAGGTTTGCCGTCTACTATTTTTACTTTTGATGTGTCAACGGCATCGTAGCTTTCACCATTAGATACCCCGTAAAGCGTTTCAATTTTTGCGTCTTTAGGTATTGGCACGTATTGACCGATTCCGTTGCCATCACTGTCAAATTGACCAGTGCTTTGATATACCGCATTTCTAATTTCGCCATCGCCAAGGTCAATTTTGACAACTTGGTTTCCGTTATACGTTTTACCAATTTCTTCAACGGGCGCTAAAAGAGGAACCTCACCAAACTGTTTAATGTCTGTAATGCCAATACCGGTCAAAATCTTAGCCATGTCAGCAGCATTAGCTTGAGCTGATCCATGCCCTTGACCCTGCCATTTGTCGGTTAGTCCTTGCCCAAGAATCTGTTGGGTCAATGTGGTAGTGGCAGCAGACCCGGTATCCGCAAGCACGTTACCTGACGCATTAACGATTGTGCCAGTAGTAGTTAGATATGTACCGTTCTTTAAATCAACCGCATTTTGCACTTCTGGTGGAGCAATTGTAAAAAGCGGGCCACCCAAACCTTGGTTCGCTGGCTTAAGTCCAAGAAAATCTATATCTTTTAATCCTTCTTCTATTTCTTTTATTTGTTCAGGAGTTAAAACTATTTCAGGCTCAACTGCTGCAACTTGGGTTGTGTCCGCAGTTGTTTGTGTTGTACCTACAAGATTAGGAGCCAACGCTGTTTGTTCTTCTTTAGTTTTAGTGGCGAGTTCTGCTTTAGCTGCTTGCAAAAAGTCAGCTTTTTCCGACTCATCTACAGTAGGCCCAAATGCGTTTTCCCAGAATGCCTTACCACCTGCATCTGATGGACGGCCAAGAATGGTTGTGTACAAATCTTCTACCGTCATAGTAGATTCAGGAATAGACGCAATGTAGTCGTCTACTATGTCAGTAGTTTTTGCGGCGGGAATTTCAACAGCGGCGGGAGTTTGAACGGCGGGAGTTTCAACAGCGGCGGGAGGTTGAGCGGCGGGAGGTTGAGCGGCGGGAGGTTGAGCGGCGGGAGGTTGAGCGGCGGGAGGTTGAGCGGCGGGGGCTTGAACGGTGGCTGGTCGATACGGGGCAAAGATGCCAACAATATCACTATCAGATAACCCCATACCTTTAAATTGCATAACTAAGTCGTTGGTAGCATCCCGCCCACCAAAAACGTCATACACGTCTTCATAAGCATTAGAAAAATTTGTTGGTAATGCCATATAAACTTATTAAGATGTTTTTATTCGCAGCATCTGGCTGGTATCTTGAACACCGTCTTGTGTGTCTCGATAGACATCACCCAATCTTAAGTTGGGTAAATCTGCTTCTGTTGGAAGCGTTGTTAAGTTAATGTTTAACCGCGCAATGTTGATTGGTTGAATAGCGTTTAAACGTTGAAAGAACAAATTCAACACGTTCAACATCTGACCCATATAGGCTGCTTCATATTCTGGCGGTGGAGCCGGTAAACGCGGCGGAGATTCTTGCATAAAACTCATGAGTTACCCCTTCTGCCGTCTTGTTTGATGTCGATACGGGGTGAACCCAACTGCCAAGCGCACCCAAGCTGGTTAGATTCAACTTGAATAATCATCTGACGGCCTCGCACCCTAACATAGACTTGACCGGTAAACTGTTCAATCACGGAAGTAGATGTTCGGATTACAGTGGCCGTAGAATTACCACCTAAAGAAATAGGATCGTTATACCCAGAACCTGAGTTTTGCATAGGAATTAGCGTCATTGTGACTTGTGGCGAAGCGGCATTTGATCCACGGAATGTAATGTCTGGAAGCATTCTCCAGACAAACCCAAAGTGATCGCCGTCATCAATGTCAAACTCAGCAGAACCAATAACAGCATTGATAGCCGCAGGAGTTCCTGTTTGATTGTCATCGTTACCTTGCTCATGGTTAACAAGGTTATAGGAATAAGTTGCCGCTAACGGAAAATCACGCAAACCAGAATCCAACCAAGCTGTACGGCCTAATGTGCCGTATGCCCATACATCTTCCAAGTAGTTATACGTTACATAAAGGTCAATCTCATTGCTATTGGCAGAGCAGTAGAACCACCAAGCTTCGTTAAAACCTTCGTTTGTCCCCGCAAACACCTGTGCGGCTTGAGCAGTATTAATGTCTTGGAAAATATATTGCTTAAGGTCACAACGCAAAGTCTGCACACGGCCATCGTATTTGTAGAATTTGTCTACGCCCATCCAATACACTACGCCAGAGGCCAAACATACTGCGTTAGGGCCAATAATTGAAACGTTATCGCCAAGTAGTTGAGAAGACCAAACCACGGGTGGCCCAACGTATTGAAGTGAATATATGGCTGAATCTGTAAACACCACAATCTCTTGACGAGCTTGGATGGCGGTGACAATCTCAGAACCGTGCGACAACTGTAAGCTACCCGCTTGGTTTGTGATGGCAGGGGTCCAAACAAGAATGCTCTCTTGGTCAGACCAGCGAATTAACATGGGGTTTAGCGTAGATGAACTGTAGTCATCGCAACCAAACGCAAACACAAAACGGCTTGCGTCAGACACAAATACAGACAAAACCACAGAAGGTGTATCTGCGTCTGCTCCCATAATGCTAGATACCAACACACCCCGTGACGTTACACCAGTTCCTGCATCCCAATAATACAAAGCACCCCCACGGGGGTTGAAGATTAAGTCTTCTCCAAAGTTACTTTGACTCCATAGGCGAATGGTACTTATAGATGTTCCGCCAGTACCCCAAACACCAGAACCCCAAAAGCCAGCACCCCAACCAACCAAAGGAACTGCAATAGCTGGGCCGGTATTAATTTGATACGCCGCCGCCACCGAAGCTCCACCACCGGGAGATCCTGAAACATCTGTGGCATTTGCCGTAGCTGTAACTGTAATCGTGTACGAGTTAACGCTAACAAAAGTAATTTGATATTCAGCATTTAATACATCAGCCGTGATATTGCCGCCAAGCCCAACAGCACCGCTGAAAGTAACAAAATCGCCCGTTATGCCACCGTGACCTGTATCTGTAACAGTGATAACTGCCGACCCATTTGTAGCTACAAAAGGATTAGTGTTAATTGTGCTGGTTGCGCGAATAGGGGTGATGTCGTTATAAATACCACCTTGTTCAATGTAAAACTTTAAATTAGTTCCAACACCTACAAGGTTTAACCCACCGAGGGTAATCCAGTTCCACAAAGAACGACAAACGCCTTGGAATATAGCACCAGAAATACGTACCCAACCGCCAATTTTCTCAGGCGTACCTTGCCGAAACCGCATCTTATCGGATACATACCAACCGTTCTCATTGGTATATCTGGTGTTTTCTTTGTTTACACCCGGCTTCAGTAATAGTTTTTTTAAAGGCATCGGCAGTCCTAAGATAGAAACAGTGCTTTTTCAGCGTCCCTGCGCTTTTTTAGCCCTGCGAGTATTTTGCCACCAGCCATGCAATACAGCAAGAGCGCATCGGCTGCGCCTTCCCAATCACCACGGTTTATTTTCATCCGAATAGAAGAGCGCTGAAAAGCCCCCACTCCGGCGTTGAAGGCAAAGCTGACGCACGCATCGAAAGCCCCTTGACGACCAGATAAAGCGGGAGCAAGTCGTAGAACACCAAGTTCAGTAGGTCTGACATCATCTTGGAATAGTTTCTCGATCTTTTCTTTAGTCCAGACACGGTTGTCCTCCGGTTTCAGTGGCATCTCTTTGCGGATCATGGGGGTGTCTTTACCCTCCACCCTGACTACAGGCAAACGAATTTGGTCTTGGTACAGCACATGACCATAACCAATTGTCCAAATATGGGCTGGGCAGAGGTACGGCTTAGTCCTGTACCCCTCCCACTGGTGCATCAACTTAGCGCCAGCTTCGCCTAGTTTCATTTCTTGCTCCAGCTACGTGAGCCAAACCAGAAACCTATGATGCCTCCAAGCATTGCCATCTCGTCAGTGGAGAAGATGATGTCAGACAGGCGGATCAGGTCTTCTATGCTCATGATTAAGCTGGGGCGGCTGTAAACGTAGTAGGCAATCCATGCGTTTATTGCACATAGCTCCAGCACAAAGATGTAAGTGACCATTGGACGAACGGTTCCAACAAAGTTCACCACCCAAGTGCTGGCATTTTCCATAACCTTCTTGTCGTGGTCATAGGCGGCAACAGTCATCTGCGCGTCTGTTTCCATAGCAATCTGGTCGGTGCGTATCTCTTCCATGCGCTCTTGAGCGGCAAAGCCCTGCGCCATCATCTGTAGCTGTAGTTCTACTTGCACACGGGCAAGAGCCAACTCATGCTTCTGGTCTGCCTTGTTTTGGAAGAAGTCTAGGAGTTTGGGCAAGCCTGATATGAGCAAACCGCCAAGTGTTGAGAATAGTGAAAGCATTATTTTTTCCCCAGTTTTTCGTAGATAACGGCAATGTCTTGTCGGTTGTGCATGATGTCATCACGGTTCTTTTGGATTTCTTTTTCCAAATCCTGACGTAGCTTCTCACGGGCTAGTTCTGCTCCCGTATTGGTAGCTTGTTTGTTGTCTGAAGTAACAACCAAACTAATCTTGTTGTTTAACACAGTCACTTCATGCGACAAGTGCGATAGTGAGTTCATTAGATACACCACACAAGTGAACAGAATTGGCAGGATAGCAAACGCCACCTTTTCAATCAAAGCATGTTTTTCGTTTGGTTCGCTCATAGTCCAATCATTCCAAGAAGTTTATTGACAATTTTTGAGGCCAACTCATCTGGCAGGAAGCGGAGCAGTCCAAGCACCCACCAAGCAATGCACAACCGCACAAAGACTTTAAGGAAGAGGTCAAATTGCTTCTGGTACTCATTCACCGCCCACACCTTGATCTAGCACACAGATCAGAAACTTCATTAATACCCCAACCAACAGCACCAATAAACATCACAATAATAACAATAGCAGCCGCCCACTGCATTTGTTCAGCCTCGGCCTCTTTGCGCTTCTTCTCTTCATCCTTGGCTTTACGGGCTTCTATTGCATCATCCCTGTCCATCTCAGCGGCTCTAGCCTTGATCTTGTTCCAAACGTCTATGTTGCCAGTCTGTATATAAAGCAGTTGAAGCTCCGACTCCAGTTTAGCCGTTTGCATCAAGGCATTTTCGATCTGCATTGCCAAAGCAAAGTTAGACTTATTGCCAGACCGCTTGGCTTCAACCATCGCTTTGGTGGCTTGGCTCTTAGCATCAAAGAGCTTGCCCAACATGGGCGCTAGTCCACCAAGATCGTTAGCCACCTTCGCAGCTTTACGGACTAATCCTATGGCGCTTTGTAAACCTTCAAGAGCCGTGACCGGATCTAACATCATTTCCGTACAACCTTTTCCCACTGTAGGCAAACAACTTTGCGGTTATAAACATCACCCGTCCACGCCCACCGCACACAGCGGTACTCAGTCTTCCTATCTTGACTAGATGCTCCCGGTAGAAACACCAAAAAGAGCATCAATAGCCAGCGCATTTACCACGCCCAACTCCATGCAATCATGTACGTGCCAAAGATAACGAAGGCCACTATACAGGCCGCCGCAATAAGTGCTTCAGCCCAGTCCCACATGATTAGGGAGCATCAGGCCATGTGATAGTCCACGGGAAACCTGATTGAGAAAGAATATCTCTTAATGCTAGATCGTTCATGTGAAACCCCTATTGTTTTTTAAAGCTAATAGCGCAAGTAAACCATCTTGTATACTTTTTTCTTCTTGCGTCATTTGGCGAACATGATGAATATCTTTGCATATTCCATCTACTAAAGCATAGCTTAAACCTTCGTACACTTCGTAGTCACCAAGAACAGGCGGTTGAATCCGTTGAAAACGAACAAATTCAGATGGCAAATTGTTTGTATCAATGTGAGGAAATGCTTGACAAAAATTACTACTTAAAATTGGATGTTCAAAAGGTTGATTGTCAACAATACGAATAAATAAATCCATTACAAATCCCCTGTATTTGTTGACGGAAACGCTCTAGTTATTCCACTAGTGCCAGCCCAAATAATGCGAACCGCACCGTTTCTGCCATTATTAAGACCACCGCCGCCATATAGACCACCTTGACCAACGCCAGATTGAGGGCTATCTCCATTTGTACCGCCACTGCCACCAGTACCAACTCCCACGGCTCCATAGGCTCCGCTTGTTCCTTCTCCAAGTATGCCAACACCGCCGCCAGAAGCACCATTACCACCAGCGCCAGCGCCCCCAGTTCCACCAGTAGATTTTCCAATACCACCAGCGCCAGAATAACCACCAGCACCTCCAGCTCCAGCATTGGCATATGAGGTTGCACCACCACCACCGCCTGCCCCACCAGAGCCGCCTGTACCATTTAATACAGTACCACCAGCTCCAACCGCAGAAGTAGTGCCTCCTCGCCCACCTTGTGCGCCACAAGTAGTTCCGTTAAAGGTACTGTCACCACCATTTGTACCAGCGGAAATTCCAGTTGATACACCCCTTGCGCCAACCACTACGGTATAACTTGATCCGGGGGTTACAGTGATACTATTTGCATACGCTAATGCTCCACCACCACCACCGTAATAAAAATCTGTGGGATCAACATATAAATTACCCATACCGCCACCACCGCCAACACAAACAACAGAAACTGAAGTTACACCCGCAGGTGCAACCCATGTATAAGTACCCGCAGTTGTAAATGCTTCTTGACCCGCTGCTGCGGGAACAATAAATGATCTAAGGTTTGTAAAAACAGCTTGTAGTGCACCACTCATGTTAAACCACTCCCTGAAATAAGCCAAGATGTTGAGGTAATCTTAATGCAGGTTGCTGATCCGTTTGTAGCCAAGGTTCGTGAACCTGTTGTACCTGCGGAAGATAAAACCAATGTGTCTGTTGTGATGGCAATCGTGACGTTTGCCACAGCCATGTTGATGAATGTGATGGCAGTTCCAATTGGGAACGCAACGCTTGAGTTTGCGGGAATAGTAAATGTTCTAGCGTTATTGTCACCAACTGGGTGAAAAATGTGTTTACCAGCATCGGCTAAAACCAATGTGTAAGCTGCCGATTGACTGTTTTGTGGGATGTTTAAAAATCCAACGCTGTTTGTGCCATCAACCGTGCAAGAACTTAATACACCACTTGCGGGAGTACCCAGTGCTGGGGTTGTCAGCGTTGGGCTTGTCAGCGTTTTGTTGGTCAGCGTATCAGTTGTTGCCCTACCCACTAATGTGTCGGTGCTTGTTGGTAGCGTCAATGTACCCGTGTTGCTGATACTTGAGATTATTGGCGTTGTCAGAGTCTTGTTGGTGAAAGTCTCTGTACCCGCCAAAGTTGCCAATGTACCCGTTGTGGGAAAAGTGACGTTGGTTGCGCCTGTTAGTGTTCTTGTGTATGCAAAGTTTCCTGAACCCGTTACTGTCATTGCCGCATTATTTGCTACACCTGTACCGCCATTTGCTGGAGCCAACGTGCCAGCCAAAGTAACTGCGCCAGTTGTGGCTGTAGAAGGGGTAAGCCCTGTTGTGCCAGCAGTAAATGAAGTTACTCCGCTATCTACAGTAGAAGCCAGCTTCACATAGTCAGTGCCGTTAAAGTACACATAAGCTGACTCACCCACAGCGATAGAAACACCGGCTTGCCCCGCTGCTTTAAACGTCACAATACCGCCAGTGGCGGCGTTCACCACTGTGTACGTTTTACTGTAACTTGGAGCCGTTACTACTTTGGCCACTGTTAGCGTGCCCGTAACTCTGACGATGGCAAACTGCGCTGTTACCGTACCCGCACCTGTCAAGGTAGATACGATGTTAGAAGCTGAAGCGTCCCCTGTAGTGTTTGCAAGAGTTACCGCGCCATCATTTGTTAGCGTCAGTGTGGCTGCAATAGCAATGTTGGTGTATTCGGTAATACCGTTGTTAACCGTATTGCCCCATGTACCAGAAAGTTCACCCTGTACCGGTAAGGCAAGTCCTAGTTGTCCCGTTGCGCCTGTAGTCATTTAATGCTCCTAAGTTGTTGCAACAGCAGTCCACCCCGCCGTTTGCGTGTTACCAATATTTTGCCAGTTTGCGTTCTGCGTGTCATCTATTATTTCCCAGAAAGGTCGTGCTGTGATTGAATCTATGCCCGTTGCCAATTCTGCAATAGAGGCAACAAACGCCGCCGCTGCCGCCAATGTATCCGCGCTTACTGCTGTCTCCGTTACCGAGGAACCAAAACTTGCCGTTGCTGTGACTGCATCTGACCCCGTAGCGGTTTCTGTAATTGCCGCATTAACTACAACTACCGCCGTTACTGCGTCTGTGCCTGTCGCTGTTTCCTGCACATCACCAAAATATACAAGACTTCCAGCTATGTTATCTGTTCCGGTTGCTGTCTCCGCAACTGTAGCCGCGTACACAGGAACACTCGATACCGCATCCGCCGCCGTTGCCGTCTCCGCTATGGTTGAGAAGTACGTTGGTGACGCCGTTATTGCATCGCTACCCGTACTTGTCTCAGTAACCTGTGCCGCAAACGCTATACCCGCTGTTACAACATCTGTTCCCGTTGCCGTTTCTGTTACCGCTACACTAATCCCCAGCGTAGACGTTACAACGTCTGAAGCAAGAGCTAGCTCACCAACCCCACCCCAAGAGTTGTACCCCCAAGCGCTCTCGCCCCAACCCGTGCCCGCTATTACCGCATCGTATACTTCGCCACCTACTGTTGCATCTGTACCCGTAGCAGTCTCAGTAATTACCGCGACTACAGCTATGACCGAAGAAACCGCATCTGTTACTGTGCTTGCCTCTGTTACCGTTGTAGCATACAACGGCCCCCCTTCAGCAGCATCTGTTCCCGTTGCCGTTTCCGTTACTGCCGGAAAATACGTTGGCAACGCTGTTATTGCATCTGTGCCCGTACCCGTTTCAACAACTGAGGCATCAACACTGAGTGCCGATGTAACCGCGTCCGTGCCTGTAGAGGTTTCGTCTACGGAGCTAGTGAAGGCGGTAAAACCACCCCACCCTTGTTCGCCCCATAAGCCGTCACCCCACCCAGCCATATTAAGCCGCCAAGCTGAATGTGTAAGTCACAGATAAAGTATCGCTGTTCACCACAGAACGGTCACCGGGTGAGCCAAAGTCAGCGGCAGAGAACAATGTTCCTGTTGTGCCACCTTTAGTATCGTTGCTCGTCAAAAACGCACCGCCAACTGTTGCCGTGCCGTTAATGTTAAACACGGCTGGTGAAGCTGTATTAGTTACCACGGATGGATTAGCGGTTGTAGCTGTTACAAAAGTAGCAGTCACACGGGTTCCGTTGCTGTATGCCGTAACTTCTGTCCAACCAGCATGGGAAGCCATTGTGTCGCCCGCCGCAGGTGTATTAGAAGCGCCAGCGCCGTACAAGCCAAGATACCAAGTGGTGATCTGGGTTACTGAGGTCAAAGCACTGCCCGCCATGTATGCCAGACCCGCGTTAACCACCAAGTTCTTAGACTCAGCAGTCCACTTCAAGTTACCATCTTTGTCATGGCATTTGATTTCAAATAAACCGGTCGCCTTTGCGTCCTCACCGGCTTTGGTGTTACAAGTCAGACCACTAGAAACAACGTCAGTGGCTTTGGTTTTTTCAATAGTCATGATGACTCCTTAGTTAGAAGAACGAATCAATGCTGCTGTTGCTGTGTTTGCAGGCATTGTAATAGTGAAATTAGTAGAAGTCTTGTCAGACCCAAAGTCCAACACAGCAATGGATTTATTACCTTGGGTAACGTTGTAGATCAAAGCACAACGAGCCGTTACTGAAGCGTTAAACACCACATCGGCAAAATCTACATACGCCGTGTAACCAGACGAGCTAATGGTTACGCCCGTTAGCGTTACGCCACCAGCCACATAACCCGTACCAGTCACTTCACCACTTGTCGTGTAAGCAGTAGTGGCTTCGTTTAAATTGGCATTAGCCGTATACAGGGCTATCTTTAACGTATTTGAAGACAGGTTGTGAACGCCTGTGTATAGCTCCGTTTTGAAACTAGTGGTCTGGGTTTGGAGAATACTGCTCATGAAACAGCCACCCTAATTTGACCATCACGATAAGCATCAGCACGTTGTTTGCCATCCGACAAGTTTTTATACAGAGCAATAGCTTGTACGTAACGTTGTTGAGCAAGAGCCACCATGTCAGCCTCACCCTTCATGTAGGTATAGGCTTCGCATATAGTTCCATACAACAAAACAGAATCAAAGTTATCGCCTAGCCAAGTGGTTTCGGCAGTGACAATAGACTCAGGGTAGTAGTTGTAATGAAGCTCTGCGTTGTATGCAGCACTTGGTGTAGGGCCAACAATAAACGTCAACTCATTTACATTGTCTGACCGGGGGCCAAAGATGGCGTAGTGTTTAGGCTCAGATGCAAATGCAGACAAAGGGTAAGCTTCACGGATAAAGTTAACGTCTTTGTTTAAAAGATATAAGTAATCACCTTGGAAGGCAATAGAGCCTGATACCGTACCGTTGTTTGCGACTGTTAAGGTGACCGTAGTCCCCACAATACTTCTAACCTGTGCGTTAGTGCCAATTCCTGTGCCGGTTGCCTGCTGACCTACTGCAATACCTGTCGTACTAGCAACCACAATTGTTTTCTGCCCAGATGTTCCTGTGGCAGTTGTCGTGTTATACGGGTATACGGCAAGGCTGTAAACAGATAAGAAATCTGTTGGGCACTGAAGATACTTATTACCAGTGGTTAATATGCCCGTCACGTTCTTTCGCAAATTAGCTGGCTGCGCGGTGTTATAGATGCGCTGCTCCGCCTGACGAATGAACACATTCATATTGTCAGTTGGGAAAGAGTTCTCGCAGTAATCGCTTACCTGCGTGACAAGCTCGGTGTAATTCATGCCATTGGGCCTCTTGACATTACACCTTTAGTCGCTGCACCTGCGCCACGCATTTTGATACCCGAAGTTTTAGCGGCTGGCTGTGGACGGCGAGAGATGTTGCCTACAGACATATTGACTGTATTTGCATCACTGTGGTCAGGGCCAGAGCCGGGGTTAGTAGAAGCACTGACAGCTTTGCCAGACATTGTGTGTGGTTTAGCATAGACTTTGGCATCGCCAACTTCTTTACCCATCAATTTTTTGCTGTATGTAGCCATGATTAGCCTCGTTTCTGATTAGCAATTTTTGCCAAGTTACGACCCATAGTCTTCATATCGGCATTGGTTTTACCCTTACCTTTGCCTTTACCGCCGTGCATCATGCCAGCAGTAGGGCCGCTATCACCTAAATTTTTACCTTCGGTTTTACCTTTTTTAGCAATACCGTCGGCTGATTTTCTAAATGCCATTTTAATCTCCTTAACTAACCGTTACTGTACCAACAAATGTCGTTGCCACCAAGTAGTTTGGTGTCAATTCATTATCAAAAAATCTAGACCCACCAACTGGAGCCCAGCCCCACTGAATGTCTCGTGAACCGCCTGACAAGTTACCAGCCGAGTTAACACCAGAAGTTACATACGTTGTATCCCTACGCGGGTTACGCAAAGCTTGTGGGTCATCTACTGGAAACGTACCTAACATTAACTGTGGCTGATCTGGATCCCAGCACTCAGGGCAAACCAACAATTCATACTTACGCTGTTTAATGATTTCAGTCTTAAGTTGTTTTAACCTAAATTGCTGACCACAGCGATCACATTCAGCAATCGCTATCTTGCCGGATGCGTACCGATTACCCATTAGTAACCCCCGCCACTTCCAATAAACATTGGCCTAGGAACAAGGCGAAGCGGAGCTTTCTCTCGGTCTTCACCAGCGGCAATCTCAAAGGTCTCATCGTAAATCTGTTTAAGCATCTGGATGCGGGGCATCAATTCAGGTACTTTGATTGCAATGTGATACGCCAAACCAGCTACAAGGCACGGTAAAAAGCGAAAGTTCATGTCAGCGGTTTCAACACCAGCGCCAGCATCTTGCACTCGGCGAAGTCTCCAGTACACAAACTGATACGGCGTGCTGTTATCAGGCGTAGGCCAAACTGTTACAGCAGGAAGCTGGGGTACAAAAATAGCTGAGCCATCAGTATGGGATGCGGCAGTTGTGTTGTTTTGACCACGGTACACACCACCTAGGGTATTCCCTGATACGTATGTGTAGTAAATATCTTCTGAATCAATGCGGATAAAACCAGAACCCGCCAAACCCACTATGGTGTTAAGCGTTATTGTGGTGTCCGTTGACGTAACCGCGCCCACCAAGACTGAATTGGTTGGATTAGTTTCGCCAGAAAGTCTTTGAATCCAGACTTGAATTGGGCGAGCTTGGCTAAGCTTGTTTGGAATAGTTGCATAAGTTGAGACGCTAATGCGTGAAACGGTTAAATCGGCTTGCGTAGAAGCAGTGTTAGATCCCGTACGGATTACATGTTCTAGAAGGTCAATAGTATCTTTTGGCAGCGCATACGTAGCTAAACCGGGGGTCAAGTTAATGATCCCCTGTTCCATTGTCCACATGTTGATGCCTTTGGACTGCCACTCAATGGTCATTAAGTTCATAGAACGACGCGCTGTGCGCAAGTCATAACCAGTACGCATCTCACGGCCAGCCCTCTCCCACGCTTCTTCAGCGATCTCGGTAAACTCCATGTTGAAGAGGGTTGAGCCGGTAGTAGTCATTATCTGCCCTTTAACATTTCAAGAAGACTCATCAATCTGCGTTGTTCTTCTAACGAACCGCCTCCGCCCCCACCAGCAAGTGCTTTTGCAATCAATGCGGCTAAGCCCTCACTTTGTTGACCACCTGAACGTGAAGTTAAGTCTTGCAATAGCTTTCCAATATCACCACCTCTTTCTAAGGATTTTGCTACTCCTATGGGCGTTGGCATTGGAGTAAACCCCGGATCTTGTGTAAAGTCCATAGGGGGTGATGGGTTGTAGTAATCTACAGGCATTGGCGCTGTGTCAGGAAACATTGGCATTGGAGCTGTGTCTGGGTAAGGCGCTGTGTCAGGAAACATTGGCATTGGCGCAGTAGTTGGCTCTTCTGGATAGGGCGCAGTAGTTGTGCCGGGGTCATAGCCAATTTGTGGGCCATTTGGCAATTTATCGTATCCTTGGCCATTCCAAACATAACGATACTCGGGCTGGCCAATACCCATCGTGGCGTAATGCATAGCCAATTGCTCTGGCGTGTAGTTAGCAATAGGCTGACCGTCGTAGCCAATTTCAGTTCTTGAACCATCATCGTTTATGCGGTAAGAAGTGCGTGGCCCTATTTCTTGAGTTTGTGTTGAACCTGTAGTCCTTGGGCCAGCGTAGTCCTGTGGATAAATCTCTGGGGAACGGGGGTCTGGACGTGGCTCTTCTGGACGGCGTGGCTCCTCATAACGCGGCTCTTCTGGACGGCGTGGCTCCTCATAACGTGGCTCTTCATAACGCGGCTCTTCTGGACGCTCTGGGGGGCGCACTCTTTCTGGAAATCTAGGCTCAACAATATCTTGCTGATTTTGTGTTTGAGCTTGTTTAGCAATGTCCATCAAAGCCTGCGTAAAGTCATTACCTTGCAGCCTGCCGCCTTGAATCCCTTGAACCGCTTGCGCCAAACCAGCACCTAGATTGCCACCTTGCATGGGGGCCCCTTGCATTACAGAACGGGACATATCCCGCCCATCATCAAAGCCCTGACCGTTAACATCACCGCCTTCTGCGTACTTACGCATGGCAGAACGCAAGCTCATAGGAGCTTTACGAAGTTGTGTGGAATTAGAAGCCCCGGCTGCCTTTGGAGCGCCTTTGGAAGCCATTAGTTGTTCGTATAGAGATGCCATTATCTGAACCCCGCTGTTTTCTTTGCAATAGTTTTAGGTTGCGCTACAAATTGTTTACCAGATGCTTTACCAGCACGTTTGGCTTTGGTTGTAGCTGCGTATTCTGCTGGGCTTAAAGATTTAATAGCCGCTTCGGGCAAATACCGCTCTCCCGTCTTACTTGACGGTTTACCAGACTTAGTGCGCCATTTCTGGTCACCCCAATCTTTGAGCGATTTTTGAGGGGCTTTCAATCTTTGTACCCCCCGCCAGCTTCTTTGTACTTCTTAGCAACAAGTTGTGCTTTACGGGCTGACCATTGGCCTGCGCCTGTACCGTGGGTTGCTGCGGACTTTACCTGAGACACAATTCTCTTACGAAGGCCGGGTTTGGTGTAATTGCCAGCAGCATTAACTTTGCCGCCCTCTTTATACTGAGTAAAGTCAGTATCGTCCCGACGTGCTTTTTTCTTTGCACCGGGCATTTTGCTTGGGGATATGGCTCCCATACCACGGCTTGGCATCATTTTGTTTTACCTTTAGCTTTTTTGGCTAAAAACAATTTATCAACCATCTTTATCCGCTGGGGTTTGGTTGTAACTTTGTTAATGATAGCCAGTCGTTTGGGTTCACTTGCACCGTAAAACCCAGCCTTTTTTAAAGACTTAACTACACTGCCTGCGGGTTTTGCGGTTGCCATATCAGCACATCTTTCCGCGTGTCTTACCACGCTGAGCAATACCGTCTGCACGGGTAACGCCACCACTGGCCATCTTCTTAGTTTTACTCACAGATGCGCCATCCTTGTCTTGTGGAACTGGCATACCTTCGCGGAACACTGTGTCTTTTGGAGGCGCAGTTTTCTTAGGCGCAGGCTTAGGCGCGGTCTTTTTTACAGCGGGTACGCCTTCTGGGTCAGTAGGAGGTTTACCCATTTCAGCGGTATAGATACCACCTTCAGCGTATTTTTTCATGGCTTAGCACTTCCCGCCATTTTTCATGGTAATCATTGTGCCTTTGGTTTTGCCTTTAGTAGCAATACCATCACGGCTAGAAGAAGTTTTAACCGAACCCATTTTGGATGCAGCCATACCGCCAGCCTTCAGACCTTTGTGAGCCTTGGAAGCTGGCATGCCTGCATGCTTAGCCAAAGCTGCTGGCATTTTGCCTTTAGCCATGCCGCCTTTGGCCATCTTGCCCTTGCCGTCAGCAGCAAAGTCAGGAACCATCTTGTCGCCTTTTTTGACCATGGTCATGCCACCGTCTGCGTATCCACCCATATTCATCTTTTTCATATCGCCACCTTTAGAAAATTTACGACCTTTGTCGGCCTGATTAAACTCTTTACCCACAGACTGTGGGACGCCTGCTTTCTTAGCAAACGATGGGTTGTTAGCCACCGCTGCCATGAAATTGTGTTGCTTCTTACTAACTGAGGGCACTGCGATGCTCCTTCATAAAGTCGTCTATCTTGCTTTCAAGACGATCCAATCTGGCCAGCACTCGGTTAATGTCATTATGAACATCTGATTTGGTTACAAACTTTTCTGCGTTTTCTTCACGAGTTTTGCTCAAAAGAATACTTAGGCGTTTTACTTCATCGTGGGACACCTTTACCCAAAACAGCAGCAGTGCTGATGCAAAGGAGAGTATTACGTTCCAGACCATCAGTTCCATGTTAGCAATTCCATGCTCTAAGAGCTTTGTTGATCCGTGAATTTGGATCGTTTGCTGTCTTTGCACTTGTTAGCTTCTTTTTCATCCCGCCCATCCTCGCACAGAAAGAGTCTTTGCGAGAGCCGCCTTCCGGCTGGGGAGGTTTCAAATTCATACCTTGCTTTTTGGCGGAGGCTCGGCCTTTGGCGTTCAAGCCGCCCTTCTCGGATTTGCCCTCTTTGCGTTGCCATGCTGGAGATTTAGCCATAAAACACCGTTGCTGTTACAGAACCGCCAACACCTACAAACATACCGTTTTTGCAATAGATG